ATCTTTGAGCAATTGATCTGTACGTGCCAATTGGTTATCAATAGCTTGTTTACACCTTCTCTGTAGGGATTGATCTAGTGGGACGCTAAAGGTCATAGAAAATCCTAAGTTCAAAGACATATTGTCCTTCTGCCCTGTTCTTGTATTTTGGTAGTGACTAATGGTTCCATCATCGAGATAGACAGGAGCTTCGTACCAATATTCTCTAGGTGTACTAAATGAATGTGAGTCAGTAACAAATGGCGAGAAAGTTAACATCGGGCCTTGACATACGATGTTACCTCCGTATTGGTTTTGTATTAAATTTCCCTGTAAACTTTGTATGGCCATGTTAGTTACTGAACCACTGGAATTGGCTACAGGAGCAGCGGTTTGGGAAGTATTTCCTAATACTTTAGGCGATAATATACAACTAATTATTGTGAGAATACTGAGGTAGTTTCTGTAACGCTTTCTATAACTGATGTCCTTTGAATAACTGTTCGATTTGAAAGACCAGGGCCAATGTAACTTTCTACGTATTGGAACGCTTGCCCTGGAACCGTGATAGTTGTGTTTGGCCTGTTGGTTAAATCTGCTCCAGTCCATGTATATGTAGTCCCATCAATTACTTGTGAGGATGTCGATGTAGGCGAGGAAATGGTCGCACCATCAATCGATATATTCGTTCCATTAATCGTATGAGTATACCCAGAGTTATAGTCAGTGCTGACAATATTCTCAGTAACATTAGAGGTAGTCCTTGTAGTGGAGGACATGGTTCCAGACGTGAAGTTTGGTACGACGGGGACAGCATAAGCGGGAGAAAAGTAAAGTAATAATAGGGGTAAAAGTCTCTTCACTACTTGATTGTTAGGTTTGTGACCACAGACCCAATAGCAGAAGTATTCGCCCCTCCAGCGGTTACTGTTACTACACCAGCCGAGGTAATCGTCCCCGCTAATGTACCTGCAACTCCTCCAGACATTGTTAATGTTTCTCCGTAAGCTGGCATGTCTGCTACGACTCCAGAAGTGACATCAACTCCAGCCCCTATTGCAGCAGTAGCATCGCCCTGACTCCAAGATTCCGAGAAGGAAAAAGCAGATCCAACTGTATTGACATCGTATGCGCCAACGTCCAAAGTGGCTGCGGTGGTAGCGGTCCCAGCAGTTAACTTGCCGAAGTGAGCATCAGTCGCAACTTTAATATTGGAACCTGAGACTGCGTAAGTTGACCCTATTCTGGAAGCATCCGTATAAGCACCATTCACAGAAAGCTGAGTGCTGGTAGTAATACTATGCGATAGGTCAGAATAGGCTGGAGCTGCAAACAGAAACAGCAGAGGAATTAATCGTTTCATTTAATTAATTGCCCCGTGATCGGATCTATCGGCCTACCCGTGACGGGATCGACGCGATAAGTTTCAGGGGTCTTTGCTATCAATTCTATAGGCTGTTTGATCACAATAGTCTGCTGGCCTGGAATATTACTCCCTAGTGCTTGCTCTTCTTTCTTCTTCTTCTTACTTCCGTTATTAGAACCTACACTGATGCCCCAACCAGCTAAAATGTTTCCTAAAAGTCCAGCAGCAAAAGTACTGTCTATCCTGGGCTGGTCTGGGATCTCAACGCCAAACATGCTTGTTGGCAACTTTATGTACCCTAACGAAAGCACACAGATGCACCAAAATAAAATAGCCCCCTGGGCTGTAGTGCTGACTAAGAACATTATCTTCTCTTGGTATTCAGGCTGATCTTCTTGAATTTGTTTTACAACTGCTTTTGCTTCAGGCTTCTTTTCTTGTGTTTTTGCTGGTGGCTTGGGTTCTGCCATAAAATAAATGCAATACCTTAACAATCTAAATGAATGAGATTATTGCTGCAATTGTCGGGGCTATCTTCTCGATGCTAATGATGACATTTAGCAACATTAGTAACCGCCGCCAGAAAACTACCGTTGAAATATTTGCCCGCCTAAACAAGCTAGAAAAGCAAGTAGCGGTATTATTAGACAAACAACCAAGAAAAAGGGATTGGCGAGGTAACTTATGAAAAAACTTCTTAAGCCATTAAAGCCTTTGCTTTATGCTTTTCTGCAAAGTGATCAAGGTAAACGCTTTATTCTTTCCATTCTTAAGGCAGCTACAAAACAAACAAACAATTCTTTAGATGATCAGGCGGTTGAATTTATCGAAGCTAGACTTTTCCCAAGCAAGACTACTAAATTACAATGAACGAAACTTGCAACCCTGCCATGCGTACCGTCATGGGACCGCAATGGGTTAAGGAACAGACAGAAAGGATGCTAAGGATGGAGAGGTTATACGTGCTCGACGGGCGACACCTGAAAACTCACAAAATGCACGGCTTTTACAGTGGTTTGACTGAAATAGCAGAAGAGTTAGAAAAAGAGCTGATGGAATGAGTGATTTGGATCTTAGGGATTTCTTTGATGCCTATGACCGTGGTGATCCCTACATGCGGGCAGCCGTTTCGGAATTGCATTGCAAAGTAAAAAATCGCTTGCCAGAATTACTAGCAAACGATGCGAATTGGTTCCAAACTTGGAGCCTCGGCGGTAAACGTGATTTACAAACAGGTGGCCGTAATGTCTAAACTTCCACCTGAACTTTCTTATGTTTTAGAGCTGGCAAAGCCGCCGACAATAGAAGAAGAACTTGAAATGGAAAAAGCTATAAGACAAGCTTTAACAATAGAAGATGTTGATGAACTTCACCGATGTGTTGAAGCAATACTCAGGCAGAATCATCAGCAAGGCATATTTATTTCACGGTCTTTGGACCAGATTCATCTATTAACGGCGAAGCTTGCCTGTGCTGAAAATAGAGTTATACAGCCAGAACCGAGTTGGTTCTTAAAGTTTCTTTCTACGTTCAGAAACCCAAAACTCTAACTCTTTTATTCGAGTTAGAGCGCGTTTGATTTCTTCGGTATCTGGGGGAGGAGTGACACCGATTGGTGTCTCCTCCTCTGCTATAGCACGTTGTCTTTTAGTCATCTGAAGGCCGAAGAGTCTGTTGGGCATGGAGCGATGGAGATCTTAGGTCGTCCCAAATAACCTTATAGCTGTAATGCTTAAAAGGTGCTCTGTTCTTGACCTTCTTCATTTCCTCCACAACCTCGACAACGTTTCCTGTCCTTTTTGGAAGTCTGGTATTGATGCCGTCAATCCTCCTTTTCAGGACGCGATCACCGACATCGAAACGTTGACCAACGCGGTAGTTGTTAACCATCAGCCTTGTGGTTCGATTTTACCGCCTTCGTTATTAGACCAATAAGATCCCCATAAAGTGAATCCTGGTACTTCGTCAAAGGAATTTTTGCCTTTATATTGACGGATTGTTGATCCACCAAGTTCTGCTTCAGTCGCTTGGTTCATTAACCATTTAGCGGCTTTCTTTGCTTCTTCAGGTGTGAAGTCTACAATCAGTGACTTGTCTGGAGCTTTTGAATTGCCCTTTTGATCTCTTTCTTTAAAACGAAAGCGGGCTGAAAATGCAGTTTCCATGTTAATTAGAAATTTGGGGTTGGATGTTGTTCTTAGCTTCCCACTCAAGAACATCAGTTAGTTTATACCTGATTCGAGGGGAATAGGGTTTCAACAGGACTGGTCCTGTATCTTCCCATTTTGGTCCATAAGATTGTCCTCTTTTTGTTCTCTGCCTCCATACTCTGACGGTTGAAATCTTTATGCCGTAGCGTTCGGCTAGGTCTTTGGGTGTTAAGTATTCAGTCATGCGGCCAGCTTGATCTCGGTTAGAGCATCCTTGGACAACTGTCCTTCTTTATGTCGTTGCTCAGCCATTGCAATGATCTTTTCACTATCAGAATCAGGATCTTTTAGCTTTTTCAAGAACACTGTTTTAAGGTCAGACTTGACGGGTTCGGTCTTTGCTTTCGTGACGGGTGTTGCGCCTAAACTTTCAATTTCTTCTTTGGCCCATAACTCATAAGCAAGACCAAAAGCAAAAGCAGCGCAGGCACATAAGGCGCGACGGTGAGAATCGGTGAAAGTTCTTGCACTTATCTTTTCGCATTGGATAGGGTTATTCCTGTTGTCCATTATCGGGAACGGGAACAAAGGAGTCTGGGGCTTTCCAAACGTATTCCTCGTTCTTTGCAGCTAAATAAAATCCCCACCCTGGCGCGTTATCGCGTAATAGTTGAGAGGTTTTAGCCCATGCTACATAAGACGCGGTATAAGATCCGCTGCCTTTATCAAAAACATCTTCGGCTTTGATTACGCCGCCTAAATTTGGAATAGTCATTTATTTACTAGGGTTGAGAACGCCCACCGAGGTAGGCTTAAGGTTTGGATTCCGCCTTGCTCGCTATGATGCGGCCAATGGTCGCTCATAGTACACTCAGCGATACGGTCTAAGCCTTGACGGCATAACCGCTGGCCTTCTTGTAAGGCTTGGCTGTCTAGCTCATAAAGAGCCGTATCAAATGGAAATTCTGATTGGACGACAAGAAAGATAAAACGCTTAGCATCACAGACATTTAAATAATGCGCGTTCTGAAGGTGATAGCCGAAATTTGCAACCGCTTTCCCAAACTCTTTAGGGCTTGCACCGCTACGGCTTGTTTTTAGGTCAACAATAATATCACCTGTGTACCAGTCACTACGGGCCTTCATTGTTAGCCCTGTCTTTTCGTCATCCCTCCACCATGATTTTTCTGCAACGCCTTCTTTTAGTAACTGCTTAGCTTCCTCATCTTGATAAACGGCTTCCCTCATTTTTAAGGCAAGATCCATATCTGATTGAGTAACCGCAGTCATGCCTTTTTCTTCGGCTTCCTTTGCTTCCTCTTTACCTTTCTTTGTATTACGACTTGCAACCACCGTGAACTGTTTATTAAATAAGTCAGGTTCGAGAATACAAGCATGGGTCAACGTACCCAAGAGCATTGCAGGTGTTGGCTTTCGCTCTGGGCGGTTGGGATTAAGGAAACAATTCCAGTAAGCCCATGCGCCGTGGGTGTTGATTGTTTTTAGCTTGCTAGCATTAACAGCCGGATCAGCATGGTAATGAGCGTTGGTGATTTGAACAGATCCTTGGGTCATAATCCCTCTTTATAGAGTGCAGACCCTGGGCCATAGGTTTGATAAATACTTGGCCATGTTCTAAGGATTAGTGCCCTATTAACTGGGTCTGCTGCTATGCCAGCCCGTGCTAAATGGGTCATAAAAGATCCGCCGTGTTCTTCAGCGGATTTGAAAGTGTTTAAGACTTCTGGGTCAGTCATAGTTAAATTAGGATTGTCACGGATGGTCAGGTAGCTGCCGTGGCTAGGTGGTGGGGCGGTCGGGGTTGGCCGCCGCGCTCCTATATCTGAAAGGCCACTCATTTCAAAGAGGCACACGCAGCAGGAATGTTATTAACCTCGCAATCGTGACGGGTCATGTCACCGAGGCTTGTATTCATGCCCCAAAACAAGGCGGCTGAGAAACAGCCAAAAGCAAGAAATGTTGTGATGTTTTTCACGGGGTTGGTTGCTGATATATCTAATATACCCCCTCAGTATCCCTCTGTCAACTCTCTGTATCTCCCAAAGAGAAAGAGGAGCTATTGCTCCTCATAATCTTCAAGAAAATCAGCCAAGTTTTCAGGCAGGTTATAGATGGTGATCTCTTCGAGGTCGCCGTTCTCAATGATGGCTTCAGATAAAGCCTTAGCAGCGGCGATGGTTGATTCGTGCATGTAATAAATGCGTGAACTTGTTTATTATACCCCCTCTGTAGCCCTCTGTCTATTTCCATCCCACATAGGTCGAGCCTTTGTGTTGAAGAATAAGAAAAGTCAGATCAGACCCGCACTGTTCACACCAAAATTCGACAGCGATAGCACCTCTGCCTCTGGGGCTAGGATTGTCACCGTCCTTAGTCTCTGTATCGACCCATAATTGCCCATGCTCATCCCTAACCGTTACGCACTTGCCTGACAGATCATCTTCGTGAGTAGGCCAGATTCTATAAGTTTTCTGATGAAGATTATTATCTCCAGGGATTGTACAATCCTCATCGACTGGGTTCTTCTTTCTGCAAAGAGGGCAAGCTACCCCCCACTCAATTGAAAACGGTGATTGAGGCATAAGATTCAGGGTTGTTGTTCTTATTATAAACAGGCAAAAAAAAAAGCCCCTTGCGGGGGCGGTTGGTTAAAAAATGATTGCTGTTAAAAATGCAATCCCTGCGATGGTTAGTAAGACTTGGGCTTCAAGACCGTCTTGCGATCTCACTTCCTCCTCTAAACTTGCCATCCTGCGGTTAAGTCCTGCGTTGATTGATTCGAGGTCTTGCTTTTGATTAAACAAAATGTTTCTTGTCAATTTAGAAGGAATCTTAATAGCAGATGAAGTCATAACAAAAATGGGGTTGTTTTAATGAGGTTGCTAACCTCTTCACCCAGTGGATAGGGTGACTTCCAAACAACTGGAGAGCTACTCCAGATTTACCGAGGCATCGGTGCTTCCTGACGGTGTTTCTCGACTTACGCGGCTTGGTTGTTTCAGAGGCCAGTGCGGAAATTAACCGGAGCCGCCCAGGCTCGGAGGAATAAAACCTCCCGGTAAGACCATCCGGGTAGATGGAATGGGGAAACTCGGCCCCCGCCGTTGTTACTAATATACATCCTCTATAGCTCTCTGTATCCCTCTCTTAATGTTTCGTCACAATTTACTTTATTTGCTTGCCTCTAGAATACCCTCTAGCATGAAAGAAGGCGCAATCTAATCCAAGTTGCGCCCTTTTCTGCTACATACGCGGGGAGTGATGGGGCCAACCCGCGTAAATAAAAATTAACTTAATCTTCGGATTTGGCAACTTCTACATTAAAGCCAAGTCCTTTTAGCTCATCAATTCGATATTTCTGAATCTTACTTAAACGGCCTCTTTTAGCTTTCACCTCTACAAAACGAATTTCGCCGTTGGGTTTCAACAACAGTAAATCAGGGTATCCCGCTTTTTGAACTTGGATCAGTTTTAGAACTAAATATCCTTCACTCTCGAATTGCTTGATGAGCGTCTTTTGATAACTGCTCTCTGACCGATCGAAAATGACTGACGGTAAAATCTTTTTTGGCGCGGACTTGCTCCAAAACTCGCGGTTCGATTCCATTCAAGGCAAATATATAATGAACTTTAGGCGGTGTCGTTCTGCCGAGGAAGCTCGCACGATCGCGGCTTTGCAAATAGCTGAGACTCGAATACTCAATTCCATAGAACAGAAGAAACTCCGCAGTCGCTAGGTTAACGCCTTCTCGACTTGCTCGCACCTGGCCGATAAAAACAGCATCTTCATTGTTATTAAATTTCTCTGGGCTATCGGTCGCACGGTCGCCAAAAGTTTCACGTAACATTTTCCCCTCCGCATCGAAGGTGTACATGATCGCAATTTTGGAACCCTTATAATTTCGCTCTATATATTCAGTTTTTGACTTATCAAAAATTAACTTAACCCCTTCCTCGGTGATAACACTCCCTGAATAAATCTGACGGAGCTTGCTTAATTTCTTTGCACCCGTATCAGCTAGAACTGTTCGGACATGACCTTTAATCGTCTGCGTCTGGCTGATCCCGTCGTCGATAATGTCCTTTGCTATTTCATAAGTGATCGGTTGCATCTGGACATACTTCACGCTTTCCTCGATCTGCGTTTGAAAGCCCGCTTGCTTCTGCGTGATCTTGACGGTGTAAGGCTCAATCTCTTTTAAAATTAATTCCTTATTGGCGTTCGAGTAATCGTTCACGACTTGGCCCGTGCCCACCCGCTTGGAACAGATATCCACATAACCCGCTTTAGACCACTCATAGAAATTGCTATACCGATGCCACAACCGACGGGTCAATTTGAACTGATGGAATAATTGACTGAACGATTCGGGTGATGGGGTTCCGGAAAGTAGAACAATATTCCTATAGTTGACCGTGCATAAATTTTTAAATCTCAAGGATGGCTTTGGATAAGCTCCTAAGCCGTGAGCTTCATCCGCAATTAATAAATCCCAATCGCTATAGCGATATTTTTTTAGCTGTTCATAATTTGTTACTAATACATGAACGCCTAAATTGAGCGCATCCCGTTGAATGCTCGCGATAGCTTTTAACTTCGTTACAAATAAAATCCTTTTGTATTTAAGTTTTTTGGCAGCATAGAGAACCGTGAGAGTTTTCCCCGTTCGAACCTCTCCTGCTAAATAAGCACAGCCTTCGTTCTTCAATAAGGCGGCTATCTTACCCGCGGCGGTTTCTTGGTAGAGTCTTAATTTCATTTGAGAAGCATTATTACTGTTTTAACGCCTCTTACTTCATAAAAAGCTTTTTCAATAGCCTCTACTCTTTGGCCCACCATATTTTCCCATTCTTCTGGTGTTTGTATGACAGCTACATCATCTTTGTCGATGTCTTTATAAGGCCAATTATAAAACTCAAAATCTTTCTGTTCTATTAGGCCGACAAAATGAACCTGTTGATCTAATAGCATCCGTGTAGCAGGGGAAAGTCTCTTTTTAACTTTCAGCCAGACTTTGTTCCCATACAGCTTAATAAGCTCTCTTTTATCGGTCCGAAGCGGTGGTTCCATTTCCTTGACGGGGTTGAGTGCTAACGCTATCATAACGCTATCAACCCAATAGTCAAGCAACAGTGCAGAAAACAAGCGTCATAACCGTCGCCCTACCGTTGGAGCAGATCCAATGGTTAGACGAAAACAAAGGGCCAGAACTTTCAAGAGCTGCTTTTATTCGGACCATTATTCGCAGAGCGCAGGTTCAACCTGATGCTTATGAATATCAGTTAAAGAGATAGAAATGGATATAACCCAAGAACTCTTGCGACTTCCTAAGTCGTGGGGATACTGTGCCGTCGATGGCAGCAAGCGGCCTTATCAAAAAGACTGGCAAAATAAACCACTCTCACGCCTCGAACTTTTTAAAGAAATCTCTGGCGGCAAAGCAAAAGCAATTGGTGTTGTATCGGGTCCGAAGTCTGGCGTGATGTTTCTTGATCACGACGGTGCTTCCTGTTCGCAATGGCTTACTGAAAATAAATTAAGCATTGGTTCCCTTCCTCAATCTTGGATGGTGACATCAGGGCGCGTCGGGAGGTTCCAATTGATCTACAACGTCCCAGAACAATATTGGTCCAAGATTAAAACTAAAAAATATAAGACAGGTGAAAAGGATAAAGACGGCAATTTGGAACAGGTCGAATTACGGTGGGAAGCTTGTCAATCTGTTGTGGCCGGTCAGCATCCGATGGAAGGATGTGGATACCGATGGATGGAAGGACGCTCACCGTCTGATCTTCCTTTAGCTGATGCTCCTGAATCATTATTAAAAATGATGATGGAAAAGAAGAAAAAGACTATTACACCTGTTCAGGTTTTTAATTCAGATTCAGACAAAGCACGGTCACTCCTTCAATCAATTAATCCAAACCG